ATATAATTGCTTCTACATACATAACTACTGCTTCACTGCCATTGCGATACGAAATTGAAAATGCCTCTAACACTGGCAGTACAAGTACTCTTAAGCAAATATGCTCTACAGTAATTTCAGAAGGTGGATATCAACTATATGGAGCGCAACAAAGCATAGGCACTGCAATTAATGCTCCATATAATTTAATAACTGCTGCGGGCACTGATTATCCAATACTTACGATGAGATTAAAATCTACAAAACTGGATGCAGTTGTAATTCTTACTGCTCTTTCAATATTACCTGTATCAACAACTAACTATAAATGGAAAGTAGTTTCAGGAGGCGCAACTACTGGTGGAAGTGAACTTTGGCAGCCAGCATCGGCAGATTCAGCTGTAGAATATAAGATGGATGCTAGTGCAATTACCGGTGGAAGAATATTGGCATCTGGTTATATGAGCTCTACAACTCAGAGCAAACCTTCTCTTGATATTTTAAAAGAAGCGCTATTTAAATTTCAACTTGAACGCAATGGTTTGAGTGGAGTTCCAAATGAATTATCATTAGTAGTTTCCGCGAGCACTGCCTCAGGTGGTAATCCAGCACAAATTCACGCATCTCTAGATTGGGAAGAAATCTCACGTTAATATGCTATGATGCGGTTTAAAGAATATATCTCTGAGCATGCAGAATATGATGGTCGCAAGGTGACTCTCAACGAGCCGTTTCGCAGCGACGATGAAAAGCATAAGTTTTATGTCTATGTTCGCAATGAAAAAGGCAATGTTATAAAACTTGGATTTGGTGATCCAAAGGCAGAAATTAAGCGTGATGATCCAGAGCGCCTTAAAAACTTTAGAGCTCGCCATCAGTGTGATACAGATCCGGGTCCAAAGTGGAAGGCTCGTTATTGGAGTTGTAAGTTTTGGGAAAAGGGAAAGACTGTGTCTGATTTATTGTCGAAATAATTTGCGATATAAATTATACTATGCAGTTAGTACATGAGTTAAACGACAAAAACTTTTTGATATATGCGGCAAAGCACTATAACAACCCTCGTTGTTTAGATATAAAGGAATTTGAAGCTGATCTTTCTCATCTAAAGTATATCAAAAAGCTATTTAAGAAATATAACGATAAAAAGATCTTACAAGAACGTTTGATTCTTAATCATATTATTATATTTCATAATATGTTTTATCCAGAGGCTGCAACTCGTATGTGTTTTTATCGTGTTAATGAGTATAGTTGGCCAGCATTAAAAACGTTTTTGCTCTATCTAAATTATATTCCAGAAGGAGAATATATAAATATACCCATTGATCTGTATGTAGCTCGAACACTTCAAAAACTTTAAAATTATGGGACTCTTAACGCGCACCGCTGACACTGTATATGCATTTAGATTTTTACGTCTATTAACGACTCCATGGACAAAAACAGGAGCATACAAGTTGGGTCTTATTGATGCTAATGGCAAAGTTATAAGAAAGCCAGAAACGACTGAAGAAAAAAGCAAGTATAATATTTTTCATAAGCTTGTGTTTAATGTAAAGAGAATGCTTAACATCATTCCATTCGGCAAGACAACTATCGCTTCATATCTAGCCGCGCTCTATCTAATCAAGGAAAAATATGGAGTGTCTGACCGAGCGCTTTCTAAAATTATTAAAGAGACTACAGGACTTGATCCTCGTCAACTACAACTAGAAGAGTCATGCTGGTACGTCAATGAAGACTGCTCTCTTCGAAGTGGAACATATTCGTTGCTTCGCGATATCTCGTTGCCTTCTACTGGAGAAACTCTGGCGCTTCGCAAATCAAAGATTTCTATAAAGGAAGATGCGCGCCCATGCGGAAAGATATTTGGAATAAATGTCTATGAAGCATATCATCATAACACTGCTCAAAAAATATTAATAACTCAATACGATATTATCCAATGAAAAATGAAGAAGTAACTACTGGAGACGTAGCGATGCCACCGTCAGACTATCCAAAGTCTGGAGCAACTTGGAGATTGTTTAATGTGCCAACCGACATATTTAGGCGATTTGAAACTGGTAGAAATAAGTTTGAACGTTGGAGCAAATATCTCGACACTTCTGACGCTGAACAGCAGAATCTCTATGATTATGCACGAAAAAATAGAAGTCATACCGTAATATTGCGTGATAGCTCTACTGGCGCTCTTCGTAGTATTCGTAAACGTGCTATGAATGAAGAGGTGCTTTACAACGAAACAGAATTGGTAACTTAAGTGAAAAGCGATATGGAATAAATATGTAAAAATTATTTACATATTTTGGTTTATAGTGTATAATACACAAACATTCAATCAGCATCACTTAAATTTCAAACATGAGTATTCAAACAACACACAGCATCTTCGAAGAACAAATTAGTCGCAAACCAAATTACTATCCTTGGACAGAACAATTTATTGAAGCCATGCACAATGGCTTTTGGACAGACAAAGAATTTAGCTTTAGTTCAGACGTTCATCAATTTAAAACAGAATTAACAGAGCAAGAACGAGAAATTATAGTTCGTACTCTATCAGCGATTGGTCAGATTGAAGTTGCTGTAAAAACCTTTTGGGCAAAACTTGGTGAAAATTTGCCACACCCATCCTTGCAAGATTTGGGTTATGTTATGGCTAATGTTGAGGTTATTCATAACAACGCCTATGAGCGTTTGCTTTCAGTGCTTGAACTTGAAGATGTGTTTGAAGAAAATTTAAAGCTTGAATGGATTCAAGGTCGTGTTAAGTATCTTAAAAAGTATACGCATAGATTTTATAAAGACAGCAAAAAACAATATCTCTATGCGCTCATCCTATTCACTCTCTTTGTTGAAAATGTTTCGCTGTTTTCACAATTCTATGTAATTAACTGGTTTGCTACATTTAAAAATGTATTGAAGGACACTGATCAGCAGGTTAAGTATACACGCAACGAAGAAAACATTCATGCTCTTGTTGGCATAAAGATTATCAATACTATTCGTGCTGAACATCCAGAATTGTTTGACGCTGAACTTGAAGAAAAGATTGCAGCTGAAGCTCAAGAAGCATACAAGTCAGAAGCTAAGATTATTGATTGGATGGTCAATGGCATAGACGAAAAAGGATTGTCTGCAGTCGTTCTTAAAGAGTTTATAAAAGCTCGTATCAATGACAGTATGTCTCAGATTGGATTTAAGTCTCCATTTGAAGTCGACCAAAGCATTCTTCAAGACACACTATGGTTTGATGAACAGCTTCATGGCAATAACATGACTGACTTTTTCCACAGTCGCCCTGTTGAATACAGCAAGAAAAATCAAAGTTTTGGCGAAGACGATCTTTTTTAAAAGATATATAGATCTAGATTATGAATGAAAAAATATATTGGTTGAATAAGGACTCGCGACGTTTTTTAGAGCGAGGATATTTGTTAGAAAACGAAACTCCAGAACAACGTATACGCGATATTGCGGAAAGCGCTGAAAAGCTTTTAGGCATCACTGGATGGGCAGACAAATTTGAATCATATATGCACGCTGGATACTATTCATTGTCCAGTCCAATATGGAGTAATTTTGGTCGTACTCGTGGCCTGCCTATCTCATGTTTTGGAAGTTATATTCCAGATCAAATGGAAGGCATCTTTGATAAAATAAGTGAAGTTGCAATGATGTCAAAACTTGGTGGAGGAACCTCTGCATATTTTGGAGATATTCGGCCGCGCGGATCTGAAATTAGCAGCGGAGGAACCGCAACTGGTGTGCATCATCAGCTTACAGTCTTTAATTCGACTGTAAACTATGTGTCTCAAGGCAACGTTCGTCGTGGTAGCTTTGCAGCATATCTTCCGATCGATCATGGTGACATTCATGAATTTCTTGGCATTCGAGGAGAGGGCAATGCCATTCAAGATCTTTCAATTGGCGTGTGTGTATCAGATGAATGGATGCGCAGTATGATTGAAGGAGACAAAGAAAAACGCAAAACATGGGGCGCAGTCATCAAGAAACGTTTTGAGTCTGGCTATCCATATCTTTTCTTCACTGACAATGCAAACAACGACGCGCCGCAAGTCTATAAAGATAAAGGCAAGAAAATCTATGCGTCTAACCTGTGCAATGAAATCTACTTGTCAACCGACGCAGATGAAAGTTTTGTATGCAATCTATCATCACTAAATCTTGAAAAATGGGATGAGTTGTCTCAGACAGATGCAGTCGAGACTCTTGTATATTTTCTTGATGCAGTAATGACAGAGTTTATCGATAAGACCAAAGGGGTGCCACACATGGATGCGCCTCGTAGGTTTGCTATAAATCAACGAGCTCTTGGCATTGGTGTACTTGGTTGGCACAGCTATCTGCAGTCTCTTATGATTCCGTTTGAAAGCATAGATGCTAAATTTAAGAATGCTGAGATATTTGGTGCTATGCGTGATCGCTGTGACGCCGCTACTGCTGAGTTAGCGAAACACTATGGAGAGCCTGAATTGTTAAAAGGCTATGGCCGTCGCAACACTACAACACTAGCGATTGCACCCACTACAAGCAGCTCATTTATTCTAGGACAGGTTAGTCCAAGCATCGAACCGCTAAACAGCAACTATTTTGTAAAGGATCTTGCAAAAGGAAAATTCACCTACAAAAATCCATATCTTGTTAAGCTGCTTAAGGAAAAAGGTCAAGACACTGCTGAGGTTTGGAAAGACATTCTCGTCCGCGGTGGTAGTGTGCAGCATCTCGAGTGCATGAGTGATCAAGAAAAAGACGTGTTTAAAACATTCGGTGAAATTTCTCAAAAAGAAATAATTATTCAGGCTGCACAACGTCAAAAATTTATCGATCAAGGACAGAGTCTTAACTTGATGATATCTCCCAAAGCAAAGCCAAAAGAAGTCAACGAGCTTATGATATTTGCATGGGAGCAAGGCATCAAAGGATTGTACTATCAACGCAGCGCTAATCCTGCACAAGAACTCGCTCGTTCAATCTTGACCTGCTCAACCTGTGAAGCTTAGTATATTCTATCATTATAAATAACAGAAAATAATTTAAATATATTAAACACAATGATAGAAGACAACAGATGTCCAAAATGTAAATATGTATATGAAGTTTCCTGGGATGATGAGGATGACAAATATTACTGCGACGACGAAGAAGACTTTGAAGATTTAGAGCGCGAAGAGTTGTATCCAGAATATTGTCCGTTTTGTGGAACACATCGGGTCTATGGAACCGAAGATGATTCCTACGAAGACGACGAATAGATAGTATATGACATGGCTATACAATGAACGCCCTTTTACTGAGGTTGAATCGGCAGCAAAGATAGATGAAGGCTATATCGGCTTCGTCTATGAAATTACTGACGAGTCTAACGGCAAAAAATATATTGGAAAAAAACTATTAGTCGGCAAAAGAAAATTGCCGCCGCTTAAAGGACAAAAACGCAAAAGGACAAAAATTGTCGAATCTGACTGGCAAACCTATTATGGCAGCAGCGAAACTGTAAAGACTCTTGTCGAACAGCGTGGACACGATTTTACTCGACGAATTATTCATCTATGCAAAACAAAGGGAGAGTTGTCCTATCTTGAAGCGAAAGAACAGTTTGACCGAGAAGTATTGCTAACCGACAAATATTACAACGAATTTATTGGAGTAAAGATACACAGCGCTCACGTAAAAGGTTTATGGAAAAAATAGTTTACAAACACTAAAATTTGGTGTAGGATAACCCTATAACATTATGATACTAATTGACTATTCAGGCATTGCAATTTCAGCAATTTTTTCTCAAACTCGTCCAGAAAAAATAACTGAAGACTTTATGAGACATATTATTCTTAACTCGTTAAGAATGTATAATACCAAATATCGCGAAAAGTATGGTCAACTAATTTTGGCTTGCGATGGAGGTAGCTGGCGTAAAGACTATTATCCAGAATACAAAGCATCACGAAAGAAAAGCAGGGAAAAGTCTGACATTGACTGGAAAGAAATCTTTTCTATCATGAACACAGTGCGAGACGAAATCTCAGAACATCTGCCGTATCCAGTCATCAGCGTACAAAATGCAGAAGCTGATGATGTTATCGCTACTCTTGTAGAAAGTACTCAAGAATTTGGTGCACACGAGCCAGTCATGATCATAAGCGCAGACAAAGACTTTATTCAACTGCATCGCCATGATAATGTGTCTCAATGGAGTCCTATGACTAAAAAGCTGCTAAAGGATCCAAATCCTCAGCGCTATCTCTATGAGCATATCTTTAGAGGTGACTCTGGTGATGGTGTTCCAAATGTTTTGTCAGAAGATCGTGTTTTTGTAGATGGCGGTCGACAAACCCCACTAAGCGCAAAACGTATCGACGAATGGTTGGTTGCAGCAAAAGAAAATAAACTACAAGATGTCATGACTGATGTTGTCTATCGCAACTATGTTCGCAACAGCACAGTAATCGATCTGACTAAAATTCCACAAAACATCAAAGATCAAATCTTAAACGCATATCGTGAGACACCATCAAAAGGAAACACCAAGATATTCAACTATCTAGTTTCAAAACGGTGTAATATGCTCGTAAGTTGTGCCGAAGAATTTTTTACACATAAATAAAAACATACATTATGAGACAACAAACTGCATCAAATAATAGAGTAAAGCATCCATTTGAAATTTTTGAAATGGTTCAAGGGTGTGACAAGCAAGCAGATAGAATTAAGATTCTTCAAGAACATGAGTCCTATGAGTTGAAGAGTATACTGCAAGCAGCATACAGATCAGACATCACATTTGATCTGCCTGCGGGTGCCCCTCCATACACTCCCAGCCCAAATCCTGCTGGGGTCTTGTCATCTCCTATGAGAAAACAAATCGATATTCTCCCATTGTTGCTAGTCGGCGACACGCGTTGGAACAAGATGAAGAAAGAAATGTCGTTTATTCGTCTGTTAGAAAACGTGCATGCAAACGATGCAGAAATTATCGTTGCGATGAAAGACAAAAAGTTGGATAAAAAATATTCAACGCTTACTCGTTCGCTTGTTAAGAAAGCTTTTCCAAATCTTGGTATAGAATAACATGACATACACGTATAATTGCGAAAATTGCAACTATCATTGGGATGCGTCGTTGCCGATGGATTCACGTGATTTACCACTAAGTGAAGCATGCCCACAGTGCGCGCATGTTGGTTCTGTAAAAAGAGTCGTAGCTGCTCCTGGCATATCATATGCTGGGGCAAAAACAGTGTTACAACGTGCGGGAAGCGGTTGGAATGATGTGCTAAATAAAGTAAAAAAAGCAAGTGGAAGAAAAGCAAATATAGAAACCCGTTAAGTTATGGGACGCAGTAGAAAAAATAAAGACAAGAGAAGAGAATACAGCTATTATGATGACGGCTATGATGATCGTTCACGTAATAAAAAATTCAAGAAAAATCGATTTAACGACAACCGAAAAGACAAAGAAATACAACAGCGTATGTTTGTAGATTGGGACTCTCTATGACCCACAGAAAAAAATTTACACACTCTCCAGTATCGTTAGGCTATTCAGATCTTGAAGACGCTACGACTGCTGGAGGAAGAATGTACAAAACTCCTGAAGGCAAAGCCTATCCAAGCATCACTACAGTTCTTGGTGTTCGAGGCAAAGAGGCGTTGTATGAATGGCGAGCGAGAGTAGGAGAAGAAGAGGCAAATCGTGTGGCTCGTCATGCCGCTACTCGAGGATCGGCGCTTCATTCCATCGCTGAACGCTATCTAAACAATGAGACAGAATATTTTGCTCAAGGGGAGATGCCACATGTAAAGGGAATGTTTCATAGCATTCAACCTATACTTGATAAATACATAGACTCGGTCGTACTACAAGAATGTCCACTATATTCTGACTATCTTGGACTTGCTGGTCGTGTCGATCTTGTTGCGCATTTTGATGGAAAGTTAAGCATAGTTGATTTCAAGACAAGTTCACGAATAAAAACAAAAGAAGACATCCCGAATTATTTTATACAAGCCGCGGCATACTCAATAATGTTTGAAGAAAGAACAGGTCTTCCAATCAATCGCTTGGCTATCGTGATGGCAGTTGAGAATGAAAAGACTCCACTTGTCTTTGTTGAAAAGCGAGACTCTTGGACTGATGAATTGCATGCAGTCATAAAAGAATATAACAGCAAAAAACTATTTGGACATGGATAAAACACAAAACATAAAAAGCAAGGGCATACTAGATCAACTATTAAAAGGCAGTGCTAATGACTGCTTTAGTTCCGACTATGGTGCGATCAAAGAATATTATCTTTCTGAAGAAATTGGAGACCCTTCAGACTTTATTTCTTGGTTTCATGACATACGAAACAGTCGTCCTACAGACGTTATAAAGATTCACATAAACTGTCCAGGTGGCAACCTGTTTACCACGATCCAATTTATGCAGGCTCTTTCAGAAACTGAAGCTCATATTATAGTGAGCGTTGAAGGAGCGTGTATGAGTGCTGCAACGCTAATTTTCTTGATGGCAGACGAGTATATGATTACCGATCACAGCATGTTTCTATTTCACAACTATAGTGCTGGCACTGCTGGCAAAGGTGGTGAGATGTATCATGGCATGGTTCACGAGCGTAACTGGAGTGCAAAACTTTTCAAAGATCTTTATTCTGACTTTTTGACAGAGACAGAAATCAAAGACATGCTTGAAGACAAAGACATCTGGATGGATGCATCACAAGTGCTAGATCGTCTAGAAAAACGAGGCAAAAAGATTCAAAAGCGAATTCAAGCAGAACAGAAAAAGAAAAAGGTATAGATACTCTTGCGCACAGCAGACCCACCATGCCTCTCAACGATGCACACTTTGGTGGGTATTTTTTTTGTCTATTGCTTTATCCAGTTTTTTGCAGCTGCGATCAATTCAGGATGTGCATGAGTCAACACATCTTGCCAACAGTCTGCGATTATTGGTTGCAATCCTAAAGACGTTAAAAAAGCATAGCGTAATGGACGTCCCTCTCTGAGCAAGTCAGGATTGAGAATAAAAAGCTTCATGCTTTCTGCAAATATTTCATGACAGTCTGGCTCATAGGAAGATACACATTTTTCTCCCTTTACGGCTTTCTCTATGCGCCGTGATGGCATATTTAACAAACAATCTACATAATGTCCAGTTTCATGAGCGATTATTCCTGCCCCTGTCAGGTCAGCTTTATATCCGGTATATGACCAAGAGAAACCAGGAGTCTTTACTGGAACACGAACAAGCTTTTCGTTTACGTGAATTGTCGTACTTCCCCATTTATAATATCCATAGTCTCGTGTACGTGTAGCATTTTTAATTTTTGGGGGGTTTAATCCATTATGTGTACAAAATGCATCTACAATACTTTGACCATATTCGAGATTTTCTTGCTTTTTTTGACTTGGGTATGGATATTTCATAGTTAAATATAGTACAAAATCCTAACTATAATGTAAATAAAAAAAGTGATTTCTCTATACTGGGCTTAACTTTGGGACCTTTTTTCACTTTTTTGAAAAAAGATGTGTACTTTTGGCGAATTTTGGGGTATAATAGCCATGTAAGCCAACCACAACAAAATATGAAAGAGATAATTGGAATCGCTATCGGAATCAACATTGCAATCTGGGGTGTTGTCTTTATTATGCACATGCAAGCAACCGCTCTCTAATGAAATTTAAAGTCACAGTATATTCAAACTGGGAAAAAACTCAGGAGCATATTTTTACTAGCGAAGAAGAGGCAAAGGAATTTGCTAAGACTATGAAAGATCATCAGTGCAAAACATTCGTTGATGAACTTGAAGACACAACTGAAACACACTAATATACCACCACTATGAGCAACTATCCTAATATGTCATATTGCATGTACGAAAATACTTGTGCTGCATTAAATCAAATTCTTGGTAGTCTACTTGAAGCTGCTGATGATGCAACTTCACTTAAAGACTATCGTGCCATGCTTTCATCACGATGCGAAATTGATGCATTCGAAACGATCAAGGAACTTTGTGAAGAAGTCATTGCTGCTATGCAAGACCTCGACGACGAAGAAGATGATCGTCAAAATGAGTTTATCGTGCTCGATGACGAAATGATTCCAGTGTCTTGAATTTAGAATAAAGGACATGACTGCAGAAGAAAAACTTTTGTGCTGGGATTGCAATGGAATTCTTAAGAGAGTGTGCATCACTGAGACATACGACGAGCCCGTCCTTGGAAGCATTACCATCAAAGACATTCCGATTCTTCGATGCAAATCTTGCGGCAGTGAAGCGATAGGCATTGAAGGTAGTACTGTTGTAGAGGAGTATATTGAGAAAGAATATAAGAAAAAAGGACTCGAACGAAAATACAGACGCATATGAGTGATACACCGCGAATGGACGCAGCATTCAAGCAACTCACATCCACAACCCCAAGGATGAATTGGCAACTCGATCAATGCTACCGAGAAGGTTGCAAGCTCGAACGCAAGCTTGCTGAGGTGCAAAACCTATTGAAGCAATGCTTGTCATCCATGCCAGTCGGCTACATTCCAACGCACACAGCGGAGAACCTACCAGAGATGATTGGTGACTTAGCGAAAGCACTTGCCGAAGAAACCACTGAGCGAGAAAACCTTGAACGCGAACTCGGCGCAATAAATGCCGAAAGAGCTGAATCAAGAGGATTGCGTAAAGCATGGGTAGAACTTGATGATAAAAGGCAAGACCTAGAGAAGCAATTATCTATAATCATCGAGCAACGCGACAGGCTGGTTGAGGAACTTGACGCCTTGAAGCAGTCTATACTCGACCTTTCTCACCCAAATATGAAGTTGCTATTAGAAGAGCGCGACGAGGCACGGGAGGATTTGAAAATAACCCAAGAAGCGTGGGTTAAAGCAGGAATTGAACGGATCGAATCATTTCGTGAACGCGACGAAGCGCGAGAGCAACGCGACAAACTAGCAGAGGAACTCAAAGAAGCTCAGGATGCAATAGGTCTGATGCTTAAGGATAGTTCATGTCGCACGATTCCACGATACGCTAAAGAACAATTAAACATAGTGACAGGAGAGGGACATGAATAAGGAAGAAGAACTTAAACACATTGAAGGATGTTTGTTTAACATAAACACATTTGAAAATAACAGTGTAGAGTTTAGATTGCAAAAGCTAGAAGAAAAAATCGATGCACTTATTGAACGATTTGATGAGCATCTTTATGGTGACGAATAAACACTGATATAATTAAGACATGAAGACATACATTGTACAAGCATACTGCAATGGTGGTATGGGAGTAGGCCCAACCTACAGACTCATGAAGGAGAATGAACTCAAGAAGGTCAAATACTATGGCGACTTTCTGAATGTTTACGAACTAGCAACTCCTCGTCCTGTATCGAAGAAGAAGCTTAAAGAGCTTGGTGTTCCTTTTATGACTAAGCAATAACAACATGTAACCGTTACAACTATACTGCAATGCGCAGTCAATAAAATAAATCATGAGTGATACTAAAAAAACTGAAAAGAGAATCAAATATCTCGAAAAGAAACTTGCTTCTTATAAAGATCAACTTGAAGAAAGCAAAGTAATAATCAATAAACAAAGAATGGAAATTCTAAACGAAAGGTCTTGGCGTGTGTTGTTTCGACAACTAATGCAGGAGGCAGTTGAAGATGATGATTTTCAGCATCTTTAAAAATATTAATATAATAAAATTATGATTACTGTATCAGCGGTAATGAATCGTAATTGGGAACAAAGCTACGATATTGATAGGCTTTACATTGTCAAAGATAACATTACAATTGAGTTGAATAAAGAAGAATGGGAACATCTTCAAGAGGTTCTCAATGGAAAACAAGAAAAAGCTTCAACAAAATTAGAAGAAGGAAATTACTATCCAGAAACCATTGCAGTTTGGAGCAAAAGGAATACCAATACAATCTAAACATGAAATTTACATCACAATATCGAATCATAGAAGAGAAGAATCCTGTAACTGGTTGCACGTTCTATATGATTCAAGAGAAGGTGTTATGGTTTTGGATTACAGAAAGAGACTTTGGCGTGTTTTGGAGTATCGAAGACGCAGAGAAGATAATTAACAAACTACATCCAAGAAGTAAACGCGTTGTAAAGACATTTGAGTTTACTGAAAAGATTCTCTGGGAATAAGGAACACATTTAAAATAAAGATATGCCAAAATTTAGAATTATAAAAGAATCTCGCAATAGAAACTCTCGTCTTGCCAAAGAATATTATTATATTCAGAGAAAATGGTTGTTTGGATGGCAAGATGTAGATCCATTTGATATTGATTCTGTGTTTTATGGCAGAGGATTGAGTTGGGATAGCTTTGAAGCGGCTCTTGAAGTTTATCAAGAGATTGAAGAGATTTTAAAGATTCGTAGAAAGGGTTCAGAGGTTGTCTGGCCAAAGCCAGACTTAGATTCATACCATCCATAAATTATGAATAATACTCAAACCGTGCATTTCGCGTGTGTCGACTCAAAAAAATAGCATTTGAGACCCTTCCAGAGTGATCTTTTGAGGTCCCGGACGACCTTCCCAAGAGCAGTTTTTCTATACGGGGACTACGTCCGGGAACTTTTTTCACTTTTTTGAAAAAAGTTGTGTACTTTTGGCAAATTTTGGGGTATAATAACCATGTAAGCAACAAAGAACACCACCAAATGAAACTGATCAAATCTGCCCCTCGTCAAGAAGCAACCTACAAAGTAGGAGACGAAATCATCCTTCAATATTCTATCTTCGACGGTCGTACCTCTGAATGCAAGCGCAAGGCAATGACAGTTACTAAAGTCAACAAAATCAGCCTCATCGCTGAAGACAAATTTGGCAACTGGCTCAGACTTGACCCTCGCGAAGACAAAATCACCACTCGTACTCAACTCATCAAAGAGTTGAACGACTCGATCGACTAAAATACAACAACACTTTGAGCTTCGGGCACTCGTTAAACCGCTCTAGAGAGTTGAGCATCTCTTAAAACTGCTCACCACTTTCAAAAAACAATTTTCCCCTGAAGTATTGGCCCGCCAGACACTAAGATTGAGCGAAGTGCAAATAGCTCGATCAATAGCCTGGGAGACGAGGTTCGACTCCTCGCAGGGGACACCACTTTCAAAAAACAAATTTACTGATGGAGGTTGCAAACGAAATCAGAGATAAAAGGAACGAGTCTCTTGTCCGTAGGGAGAGCGTTAAAAAGTTTCATGGTGCAATTCCATAGCCTGCGGTGCCATTTCCCCAAAAAAACAACACAACAAACCATGAAACCATCGGATTTTTATCCACTAGCCATCTTGATATCACTATTTTTTGGAGTCTGTATGATTGGATTCATCAGCGCTCTGTTCAAAGCAATCTATCTTTTCTTTAACTAATATGAACACGCAACGAACGATACTAAAGGTTGAAAACACTGAAGCCGGAAAACAGTATATTGCGCAACTACGCAATGAAGTAAAAGCACACAATCTAAAAGAAAGAGCGACCGAGCTTCTGACTCCGGGTTATGTTGCAAAGCTTAAGCGTGTTGACCTTTTTGGACGCCTTGGAAAAAATAATCCGAATCGTCACAAATATTCTATTCGCGGTGGAAGATATAGTTTTAAAAGTCAAGCACGAATTGATTTGAAAGACTCTGCCTATATTGCGATCTATGTAAACAACGTCGTGCGCTCTAAGTTTGGTGGCTATACTCTCGTCTGTCAATGATTCCAGTTTTTCCCTCTCACAAGACTACACTCGTATTGACTGCAGGCTTTCAACCATGTGGATTTTTTTCTGCTCGGTCTGCAATTCGAAATATGATGGTTGGAGGCGTAAAAGCCTATGACCAGTATGGAAATATACGAGACTGGAGCAGTTGGATCGCGAACGACGATCATCTCAGTCCAAACAATCCTGCACTGAGAAGCGTTGACACGCTGTGGGCAATTCCTACAATTGTAGTGGTGCCAGGCTATTTTGGTCACTACAAGCAAGGCAAAAAGCAGCCGCGTGCAATCAATCTTCGTCAGCTGTACCATATCTACGGAGGAGAATGTCAATATTGTCTAAAGAAAATTCCATACACTTCTGCGACTCGCGATCATCTCATTCCTCGCAGTCGTGGAGGCGGCAATAGTGACGACAATATCGTGCTGTCTTGTAAAAAATGCAACACTAAAAAATCAAATAAGTTTCCATATTTTAACATTCATGGCTCAGAGGTAAAGCCTAAGATGCTAAAGGACATTGAGTTTAGCGCGCTTAGCGAAAAGGTTACGATTCGTGAAGAGTGGAAGGATTTTTTACAATATAAATAAATCACACAACGATAAAAAAGTTGTTTACATATAAGAGAGTTTAGTGTATAATGTCTCTGTAAGCAACAAGAAACAAAAGTTTCATAACTGAACGCACCATCAACTGCTAGTGAAAGTTGAGAACGTCCGTGGTTGTACGGCTTGGATCACTCAGTGATGCGATGTCAAAGGTTTGTATATAGGAGTTTTCGGTCCCTATAAAAAAGTCATAGTCGATTGTAGTTGCAGCGCGTTGCGCTCCTCATCAACATGCCAATATGATTAACCGATAAATTTTCAATCGCGAGTTAGAGTAGTGGTTACTCGGCAGTCTCATAAGCTGCATAGGTCGGTTCGATTCCGACACTCGCAACCATTTTATATGCTAGAGTGTCCTGAATTGGTTAAAGGTCCTTCTTTATAAGGGGGTAGAATCGGTCATCGAGCCGTATGTGGGTTCGAGTCCCACCTCTAGTACCATTTTACATCGCACGTTGGCAGAGAAGTCATGCAGTGGTCTGCAAAACCGCCTAGTCCAGAGCGTTACTGGAACGTGCGTCCATCTACAACCCATGCTCATATCGTCTAACGGTTAGGACTTACGGTTTTCATCCGTACAATCGGGGTTCGATTCCCCGTGTGAGTACCAATAAATAATATACAATGAAAATAGTCATTCGCACCTCAACATACATCAAGGTCGGTCAATTTTACCTTTCAGTAAAACTACCGCTTAAGAGCGGTGAACGTCGCTTTAGAGTCACTCGCGATCATTCACGCTTTCAAAACTATTTTGAAATGCACGCTCTAGGATTTACATGCGGTCGCATGTGGTCTACTCATGCCCAACGTGCGAGTGAGAAGCGTTGGTTAAATTCACTCGAAGAATAACACTATGAAAATATACATTGAACGATGGATGACTGAAACTGTCCACACTGGAAAGCTGTTTAGCATAGACACCGAAAAGTTGAGAGAACTCTATGATGAATATGCACATCTCTCTGACGAAGAACTCGTTGAACGCGTGAGCGAAGATTCTGAATGCGGCGAGCTTGATTGGCATGAACAGTACGAAGACGCCCTGTCTGCATGCGACATTTCAGGAGAAAACAGTCTAGTAAAGATTCATACATCAGAGACACTGCAAGACAATCTAGAATGGGGTGTCTGGCACAGAGGTCGTCTTACTCTCAATGAAGAATATATAGACATTGATACAGAAAATTTTGAAGAGTTTGTCTCTAAAATTCCTCACTATAAATAACTTTACAATCCGACTTAGCTCAGCGGCAGAGCGGGTGCCTGTTAAGCACTAGGTCCATGGTTCGATCCCATGAGTCGGAGCCAATTTTTACGCCTCCTTAGCACAGTGGTAGTGCAGCTCATTTGTAATGAGCAGGTCGTCCGTTCGAATCGGACAGGAGGCTCCAGTTTAAAGTGCATCCATAGCTCAGTTGGTTAGAGCATCGTGTTGATAACGCGAGGGTCGTTAGTTCGAGTCTAACTGGGTGTACCATATTTTACGGGATGTAGCTCAGCCTGGTAGAGCGCTGCGTTTGGGACGCAGATGTCGCATGTTCGAATCGTGTCATCCCGACCATTTTTGAGGGGGTTTAGCTCAGTTGGTAGAGCGTCTGCTTTGCAAGCAGAATGTCATCGGTTCGAATCCGGTAACCTCCACCATTTTAATTGGAGGCATAACTCAGTTGGTAGAGTAATTCCCTTTTAAGGAATGAGTCATAGGTTCGAGCCCTATTGCCTCCACCATTTTAATTGGAGGCATAGAGTTCGATTTATATAAATAAATTATATGTTTAAATGTGAAAGATGTCATAATGAATATTATGAAATTTTTGGTTCTGGAAGATTTTGTTCAAAATCTTGTGCGAATTCTCGAGGTCCTAGAACAGATGAATTTAAGAA